AAGTCTGTTCACGATACAGCCGATTCAATTGGAACAAAGATATCTAATAAATGGAATGAGATAAAAAGTGGTACTGGTAATGCATGGGATAATGTAAAAACATCAGTTTCTAATGCTGCTAATACTGCAAAAACAAATGCTTCAAATGCGTGGTCTAACATGAAAGACAAAATGGGTGGCTACGCTGATACTATCAAATCTAATGCCAAAGGTGCGTTTGATAATGTTGCTTCATGGGCTTCCGACATGGGCAAAAAGATAGGAAAAGGCCTTGAGAATGGGGTCAGTGCAGTCAAAAAAGGTGCAGCCGCAATCGGTAATGGTATTGCTGGAGTTATTGGCGGTGCCGTTAACGGAGTTATTGACGGTATTAACTGGGTTCTTGGTAAAGTTGGTTCTGGCAATAGATTAGGTCATTGGAGTGTCCCAAGGTATGCCAATGGTACTGACGGTCACCCAGGAGGGCCAGCATTAGTAAATGATGGCTCAGGGAGTCAATGGCAAGAAATGTATCGAACACCCGATGGTAAAACTGGTTTATTCCCTAAAGTAAGAAACCTCATGGTTGATTTGCCAAAAGGAACCCAAGTTTTGAGTGGTGCTAAAACTGCAAAAGCAATGTCAGGAATGCCCGCTTATGCAAATGGTATCGGTGACTGGATGGGCGAGAAATGGAATCAAGCCAAAGAAATGGTTGGCGATATTTGGGACTATGCCACTCATCCAGAAAAGATTTTAAACATTGCAATAAGCAAGTTTACTAATCTTTCTCAAGCAGTTGAACCTGCGTTATCTATTGCGACTGGTGGGATATCTACTATGGCTAATGGAGCGATGGGAATGATTAAAAAGGCATTCTCAGAAGGCTCAGAAAGCCCATCAGGTACTGGTGTCGAACGTTGGCGACCAGTTATTAAAAAAGCTTTGTCAATGAACGGTGTATCGACTTCTGAAAACTATGTCAATGCTTGGTTGAGACAAGTACAAAGTGAATCAGGAGGTAATGAGAAAGCCGTCCAAGGTGGATATACTGACATTAATACGATTACTGGTGACTTGGCCAAAGGATTGTTACAAACCATCTCGGCCACGTTCAATGCAAATAAATTCCCAGGTCATGGAAATATCTTTAACGGGTATGATAATGCACTTGCTGCAATTCATTATGCATTGGGCCGTTATGGTGACCCTGGTATGCTTCAAGTGATTGGTCATGGACACGGTTATGCAAAAGGCACGCCATATGTTCCTGAAGATCAGTTAGCAATGATTCATGAAGGAGAAATGGTTGTTCCTGCTAAATATAATCCATATAATTCTATCAGCGATTTCAAATCATTTGAAACTTTGCAGTTGCCTGAAATGTTCACAGACAAACCGACTGATTACAGTAATTCTGGAAGCTTTGGTGGAGGTCAAGATGTTTCAAGCTATGGTTTGGCAAATATGAATGGTTCATTAACAAGTGCCATCATGTTGCTTGTTCAATCTTTAGGCGCACAAACTAGCCAAACTTCAAATGGAGATATTGTCATAAATATCGGCGGTAGAGAGTTTGGACGAATTGCAGTTTCAGAAATCAATAAATACCATCAACAGCTTGGGTACACTGAGCTTAATATTTAGAAGGAGGGATTATGTCTACCGAATTACAATTTAATGGAGTGACGGTAAAAACTCCTAAAGAATTCAGCGTCAGTATTTCAACAATCGACGCTGACTCCTCAGGGAGAAATGCAAATGGAGAAATGGTAAGAGACGTTATTGCTCAAAAAACTAAATTAAACATTAAGTGGGGTCCTTTGAGCGACTCGGAAGTATCTGATATTTTACAAAGAATTAATCAACCATTTTTTGTAGTAATCTATCCAGACCCACAAATTGGAAGACAAAGAAGTAAAACTTTTTATGCTGGGGATTCTACAATGCCTTCTTACTCATGGAATGATAAGTTTAAAGCAATGAAGTGGGAAAACTTATCTGTAAACCTGATAGAAAAATAGGAGGATAAGAAATGCTCACTGTCTCAGATGATTTTAACAATGCCATGAAAGCAGAGAATCGAAGGTTTGAGACTCGAATAAAAGTTGGCGATAAAGTTTTTACAAAAAATGATATCAATAGTTGGGTATATAGTGGTGGTTCGATTTCTGGTGAAACATTCCAAATAGGTTCAACGTTTTCAAATTCTATAAAAATAGAGTTTTGTTCCATACTTGAAAATGTTAAAGAGTTGACGGAAGTTACTGTAGAAATCGGAATAGCAACTTATGATGCAGATTATAATTATGATAATATTCCTCCTGAAAAGGTTGGAAGTGCAAGAGTGGGTTATGCTAAATTGATTCATTATAAGCCAACGGTTTATGAATATGTCTCCATTGGAACTTTTTATGTCACTAAGTGTGACCCAGATAGAAACGAAAATAAAACGACACTTGAAGCAAGTGATCGTTTTGTTTTTTTAGAAAATGAGTATGTTTCTGAACTAACCTATCCTGCTTCTATTCGAGATATAGCTTTAGAGATTGCTAATAAAAGCGGTTCCGTCATTAATGAAACTAACTTTTCAATGATTAGCACCCAAAAAATAAGAAAACCTGAGGGTTATACTTTCAGACAAGCAATAGGTTTAATCGCTCAGTTTGAAGCAGGTTATGCTAGGTTTAGCCGGACAAATCAATTGGAGATCATGCAATTAATTGATCCTAAGTTTGCGGTTTCCCCCGCAGAATACTTTCAAAAGGGATTAACTAAAAACGAATTGATGTACAAAATTGGCGGTATCTCTTGTACAGTACCTGTTCAAAGCGAAAGTGGAAATGAACAAGTTACATATTTGTCGGGTAGTAATACTGGTCCACAAATTGTTTTAGAAAATAAAGTAATGACTCAAAGTTTACTTGATGATATTTATCAGAAAGTAAAAAATATCAATTTTTACCCTTTTACTTTAAATTGGAGGGGGAATCCAGCACTAGAAACTGGCGATTGGTTAACACTCACTGATAGAGATGGCACACCCTTTAAAACTCCCAATTTAAGTTACACTCTAACTTTTAAGGGAGGACTGACAGCAACTAGTTCAGCTAATACTAACTCTTCAGCTCAAACAGTCTCAGCTTATTCCCCACCACTTAATCAAATTATTAAAGATATTAATTCTCGTGTTGATGCAGCGGGTAAAAATTCAGTTTATGACGGAACAGAAGAACCTCCTTATTCCAAAGAAGGCGATATTTGGTTCAAAAAGAATGGCCCAGATGATGAAATCTGGATTTATACAAAACTTTCGGACGGAACTTACGATTGGGTGATGACTACCTCGACAAGATTATCTGATGAAATTCAGGAAAAAATCGATAATTCCGTTCCATCTGATGAAATTGTCAAAACAATCAATTTATCACAAGAAATGGATGGTAAAGAGTGGTTAAAAATTACGGGTGCAAAAATTTGGTTAACTGATAAAACTCGAATAGATGATGCTATCATCCAAGATGCAATGATTGGAAATTTGAGTGCTTCAAAACTAAATGCTGGAACAATTAACGCTTCGTTAATTAACATCATTAATTTGAACGCTTCGAATATATCGACGGGAACTTTGACCGCTGTTGATATAGAAGGGGTAAAAATCAAGGGTTCTAAAATCACTTCTGCGGGAGATGATTTTTCTATGCTTCAGGATAATGGAGCAATTACTTGGATAAGAAATAGCGATGGCAAAGAAATTTTTAAATTTTATACCACGTTAATTAATTTGCAAGAAGGAAATGTTCGACTTGATGTTTCTGATTCTGGCTCTTTATCCATTTATAGTCAGAAAACGGATAAAAAATTCTTACATTTTTCGGCCGTTGGGAATACTATGTCATGTTCTGCAGATTTAGATCGCTTGCAGATAACAGGGGATAATAATTCGCTCTCATATACTCCAACAAACTTTGAATATCAATCTAGTGGTGACAATCGTCCTAATTTGAGAGTGGGAGTGACTGGATTTAAAATAGGAAGTAATGCAACTTACCTATCAGGAGATAACAATGGAGCAATAACTGCTGTATCAAGCGCTTTAAACATTTTAAGTAATGTTAAAATTAGCCAATTCACTAATATTGGTGGAAATCTTAGTGTTAACGGTAGCCTAAGTGTAATTGGTTCTAAAAATGCTGCTCACGTCACAAGAGATGGGCTTAGATTAACTCCAGCCTATGAAACAGCTGAGTCATACTTAGGTGATATCGGAACAGCAGAAACTGGTGAAGATTGCACAGTTATTATTCCTATAGAAGAACATTTTTCTGACGTTATTAATACAGATTTCGAATATCAAGTTTTTTTGCAAAGTTATAGTGAAGGTTTTGTTTATATTAAATCTAGAGATAAAACGAGTTTCACAGTGCAATCATCTGTTCCTAACCTTCCTTTTACATGGGAGATCAAGGGTAAAAGGAGAGGGTATGAAAATGACCGCTTGACTTTGACTGATATGAAGTTTGAAGAAATAAAAGAAATTGAAGAGCAAAACTTTAAAGAGGAGGAAGCATGAATAAAGAAATTGATGCAGAAGAATTGATTAACAAACTACTATCTAAGATTACTCAGCTAGAGTTCGATAATGCTAAATTATCGGTATTAGTCGAAACTTACGAGCAAGAAAATTCTAAGGAGGTTGGCAAATAATGAGTTATGAAAAGCAAACCTGGAATAAGTATGATGAACTAAAAACTGAAGAAGAGAATATCAAAAATGGTGCGGTTGTTACTGACAATCGTATGAACCATATGGAATCTGGTATTGGCGACAACGATAATAACCTTGCTTCACATCTTGCGAATACAAATAATCCTCACAAAGTAACAGCTGTTCAAATTGGACTGGATAAGGTCATTAATGTGAAACAAGCTTCGAAAGTAGAGTTTGACTCACATACAAGTAATAACTCTAACCCACATAAGGTTACTGCAGCACAAGTTGGCCTTGATAAAGTTGATAATGTTAAACAAGCGGCAAAGACTGATTTTGATTCTCATGTCAACAATAAATCTAATCCTCATTCAGTGACAGCAAGTCAAGTAGGTTCGTATTCAAAAGCTGAAACAGATACAAAGTTTTCGTCCGTACAATCTCAGATAGATAATCTAGATAGTAAAGTTTACACCGCCTATGCCAATAGTATTGATGGTTCACAAGACTTCACCCCTGGTTATCCGAACCTGAATTTGTTAGATGGAACTAAAGACTTTAGCGGCACTTGGAACAATTCAACGCTTTGGACTGATGACGGTACATATAACGGCTTGAAGGTAAGAAAACGAACAGGAGCACAAAAAGGTACTTATAAAACCTGGACTGTTCCAACTGACGGAACATATACTTTTTCATGTTACGTTAAGAGTTCCGGCCCTAACGCTAAGGTACACGGTGCGTTTCAAGTTAACGGTATTCGTGAGGTCGATAGAACTTTTGGAGATAATTTTGATTGGAAACGTGACTCGCTTACTAGAACGTTAAAAGCTGGTGATTCTATTGTTTATAGTTATGAAATGGCTGGAAGTGCTGTTGATTCAACAATTTGGGTAGCCGGATATAAGATTGAACCAGGTTTAACCGCTACTTCATACATGCCCTCATCCAGCGAAGTAACAACTGTTGACTATCCACAATACAAATATGTCGGTCGTATGGCTGGATTAAATGTTTCGGATAAGAACGATCCTAAAAATTATATGTGGCAAACTAATACTGATGTTGTTCGCGATGATTCTGGGAAAGTGACTGTAACAAGAATTGAAACAACCTCTGACGTTAGAACTTGGGTTTCACTTACCTTAAGTAATGCTGGGACTGCTGTACTTAGATATAAAAAAATAAATGGTGTTGTCTACTTGTACGGTGAGGGTAACTGGGGTTCATTTACTGCTGGTCAATCTAAAACTATTTGTACTCTACCTCCTGAATTGAGACCTGATGTAACTTGCAACTATGTTATTACTACTCAAAATGGTAGTGGTCAACCAATGGAGTTACAAGTTCAAACTGGAGGAAACGTTAATCTTTGGAGTGGTTTAGCCTCTGGCGGTAGATACGGTGGATTTGTTGGCAATTATCCACTTCCATAAAAAAGAAAAGAGAAAGAAGGAGTAATGGTGGAAAAAGCATAGCAAGAAGTTCTTGAATAAATTATAAATAATTAATAAAATAAAAGACCTATCAATGGATAGCTTTTTTAATATGAAAGGAAAATACAAATTGGAGTATCAATTATTTGGGGTTTCAGGACTGATCTTAATCATTTTAGGACTGACATGGTTAAAAGATGGGGAGAAAATGGATCCACCTTTGAGAAAAAGAATCATTATTGATTTAACAACAATCGCTTTGTTTTGGATTGTATTTGAGTTTTGGCACTTCTCAAGCTCAAGAGCTTATGAAAATGAAGTAAATTGGATCATCAATGGTTCGCTTGCTTTCTTTGGGGCACGAATGATTCAATTGATTTGCCAAGTAAATCCAATGTTTCAAGAGTTGGTGAATTACTTGAAATCTAAGAATGACAAAACAGATGTTATTGAAAATGAAAGTACAGAGGAAAACAAATGAAAAAGTTGATTAAAAAAGCTGCCATTGGAATGGTAGCTTTCTTTGTTGTTGCAGCAGGTGGACCAGTATTTGCGGCAGTCGGTGACCAAGGGGTGGACTGGTCCAAATATAATGGCGATTACGGTAATTTTGGTTATGACCATGATAAATTTGCATTTAGTCAAATTGGCGGAACTTATGGCGGTTCATTCGTTGACCAAGCGACTTATTCAACGCAAGTTGCATCGGCAATTGCTCAAGGTAAACGAGCGCACACTTACATTTGGTATCAAGTCGGAGGTTCGCGAGAAGTAGCAAAAGCAGCACTTGACCGTTACTTACCAAGAATTCAAACGCCAAAGAATTCTATTGTCGCTTTGGACTATGAAAGTGGAGCAGGTGGAGATAAACAAGCGAATACTGACGCTATTCTTTACGGAATGCGACGTGTAAAAGCTGCTGGATATACTCCAATGTATTATTCTTACAAGCCTTACACTTTGGCCAATGTTAATTATAAGCAAATCATCAAAGAATTCCCTAACTCATTATGGATTGCGGCATATCCAAATTATGAAGTAACACCAGTTCCAAACTATAGCTTTTTCCCAAGTATGGACGGAATTTCAGTATTCCAGTTCACATCAACTTATGTTGCTGGCGGACTTGATGGAAATGTTGATTTAACAGGAATCACAGATAATGGATACGGAAAACAGCAAGGCCAAGAAGTTAAACCCGATACTGCTACACCGGCCACTGAAAATGGTAAAGAAGCCAATGAAGTTAAAGGAAACGATGTAGAAGTTGGAATGACGGTTAAAGTAAACTTTGGCGCTAAGAATTATGCCACAGGAGAAACAATTCCTCAATGGGTAAAAGGTCAACCACATAAAATCATCCAGAAGAATGGAGATACTGTCTTGCTTGATGGTATTATGAGCTGGTTATCCGTTCATGATGTGGAAACTATTGATGCTTCTACAAGCCAGCCAACGACACCCGCAAAAAGTTATATTGTAAAACAAGGTGATACACTTAGTGGCATTGCTTCAAACTGGGGGACGAACTGGCAAGAATTAGCACGTCAGAACAGTTTATCTAATCCGAATATGATTTACACCGGTCAGGTTATTCGCTTCACAGGCGGTCAATATGGGGCTACAGCACGAACTTACACAGTACGCTCTGGCGATAATCTTTCATCAATTGCCAGTCGTTTAGGAACAACAGTTCAAAGTTTAGTTTCAATGAATAGTATTCCAAACCCTAATTTGATTTATGCTGGTCAAGTTTTAAATTATTAA